TTCCGGCATTACCAGAAATAGTAGTCTGTACTGATGATGCTGGGTGAACGTGGTCTGCTCTTGCCGCTGTGGTTGATGTTCCAATAGCAGCAGTGCCAGCTACGACAGGAGTTGTAGAACTAAGACCTGTAATGCTGTTGAAACTAGTACCAGTCACAGTACCAGTCACAGCCAATGATGCTAATGTGCCGACACTAGTTAGGCTAGATGCTGTTACAGTAGAATTCAATGTGGCACCAGTCAATGTGCCAGCCGCAGCAGTCACTGTAATATCTGCTGATCCATTGAATCCCGTACCATTGATATTACGAGAAGTCGTTAGTGTAGCAGCTGAACCTGTTGTATTCTGATTAAGAGTCGGAATATCACCTGCAACAATAGTATCCCACGCAGGAGCCGCTCCATTGGTACCATTGCCTGTTTGACGCAGGAACTTCTTAGTAGTAGTAGTGTTCGGAGTTAATAAACTTGTTGTGTTGGTATTACTTTGATATGGTAATGAGCCCAACAATGTCGCAGCATCACCACCAGCCAGCCCAGCAGCATATCCATCAATACTAGTAATACCAGTTAATGCTAAATTAGCACTAGCACGATTGATAGCAACAGGAGTTGTACCAATATAATGAATTTGATTGTTTAACGCAACTGTGCCATTTGAAGATGGTAATGTAATACTTGTTCCATCTGTACCAGATAGTGTAATTGTATTACTAACTGTAAATGTCTTACCATCTGCTACTGCTAGAGTTGATCCAGTAGCAGGAGCAGTGATCGCCATTTTGTTAATACTTGTGGCTGTAATAGTACCAGCTGCACCACTTGCATCAACACCAACTCCAATACTACCAAAACGCACATTACTGGTAGTACCTACTGCCTGCCCAATGTTAATCGCCTGAGTTGTTCCAGCTGTTCCCGTGAAAGAAACACCAGTACCTGCAGACACTGGGGTAATAGCGGCACTACCATCGAATAAAATTCCCTGGATAGTTGTCGCGGTTGCTAATTTTGTAGCAGTTCCGGCATTACCAGAAATAGTAGTCTGTACTGATGATGCTGGGTGAACGTGGTCTGCTCTTGCCGCTGTGGTTGATGTTCCAATAGCAGCAGTGCCAGCTACAACAGGAGTTGTAGAACTAAGACCAGTGATACCATTGAAACTGCTACCAGTTGTTAAACCAGTAAAGATAGTATTATTGGTTGGTGCTTTAGTTTGTAATTCAGCATTAATACCGAAAAAATTATTATCTAGTTCATCATTCGTTAATGGTGAACCCTTGAATATAGTACTTACATTCGTTGCAGGAGTTGAACTTTTACGATAAACTAAATTAGCCATTTGATTGTTTCTCTAACAATTTTGTTAACATTATTTCGATGTTATCCATCTTAGAAGATAATTCGTCCACTCTTGCTTCTAACTCTTTGCTATTATTTAGAATAGCTGCCATCGCTCTCTTTTTCTTTTTGTGCTCGTTGAGAGCAGAGAGGTCTGTGTTTACAAGAGCCTTCGAGTACGGATCTCGTAAAAGACCCGGAGCATCAATTACTTTCAAATAATTATCAGTCATCTAAAGCCATCACTCGTAGGTCTTTGATTTTCGGAACTTTGGTAGGATTACTTGACAACATAACCAATTTGACACTGAAGGTTCCGAATGGCTCACCACCAGAAATAGCTACGGCAGTTGTTCCAGATCCTGAAGCCAATGTATATGGTGTTTTGTATTTATATTCAGCAAAGCCAGAAGAATTGGCGGACCCTACTGTATCAAGAGTCATCGGTACCCAGTCATTATCTTCTAGGATAGCATCAGACAAACTAGCTACTCTGTAATAAGGAATAACTGAACATTCAGATGGAATATTAGCGAGGAAGTATGCTTTGATATCAGTTGAATAAAAATCTGAATTCAGAGTAACTTTGCGCGTAATATACTTCGAGAATGCCTGAGGATTTCTGGTTACAGTTCCCGCCTGAGATGTAGCAGAAATCGCGGTTCCACCATCGAATCTTGAGTATGTAAATGTCGTCGTTGTTGGAACAGAAGCAACAGTTACAAATCCGTTAACTACAGTAGATGTATTTGCATAAACATAAACATTATCACCAACAGATAATCCATGCGCAGAAGAAGTTGTAATAGTCACTGTATCAGTGGTTGCACTAACTGAAGAGACAGTAGCTGTAGTTGTTGCTGTTTCGCTATGACCATTATTGTTAATAATATTCTGTACAAGAACTGTAGACAATCTATTCAAGTCAATAACAGGACTAATGTCGGAATTATTGGTCTTCAATGAGCACTTAATGCGAAGGGTAGTTGGATCTTGAATATCAAGAGTCTTTCTTGCTGGGAGAGTTACGTTACTTCCCAATTGATAGGCATTCCAATAAGAGTCTTTTGTATAAACCACAGAACTACCAGATAGTTCAGAAGTTTTATAAAAATAGTCAACATTGGTATTGGCAAAATCAAGAACTTCTCCGTCAACAAACAGAACATCATAATTGAAGTCTTTACTAGTTTTCTTTTCTACAGGAATACTTACATTAAGAACAACTGGTCGCTCAACATTTTTGTCGAACACGCACTTACTCATTCTGAATACCAGATCATCAGTTTGTACTGCTGACCAAGTCATTCCATCCTGCGACAAGAATAATGACCCAGCCAGAGGCTGTTTCGTGCAACGAACAGCAGAATTAGATAACAAGAAATTTCCGATTCTTGAAGTATAAACTTCAAATTTGTCAGAATTAGCAAGTACAACTAAAGCATATTGAGTGTCTGGTGCTAAGAATACCGGAGCCTGAAAATTAAATCTTGTTGCTGCTTTGTTAGCACTAGTTGTATCTGAGACAACAATGTCCTTTGACATAACAGAGCCACTTGCGAAAGGCAGAACAGTATCCGATGATGGGTATCCATTAACAGTCGTACGAATTTGCACTGTTGCTGGTACTGTTCCTGAATTGTCCTTTGACTTGAAGAACAAATCAACACTGTCAACGAAAATACCATCTGGATTTTCAGCTGAAGAAACAAAGAATGTCTGCGCCAGTGGATCGTGACAGCAAGAAGTACGATCCCAACGATCATAAGATGAAGTATGGGTCACCGAATCTGAAGCAGTGGTAGCACAAACAGAACCAGCGATCGCTGTTACTAATTCTGCATTAACCGTAATTTTAGAAACAGGATTATTCAAACTTCCTGATAAATTAAGACCATTTGTTTTTGCATCACTAGTAAAGTCATAAATCGCTGTGATTGTTAATGGTGTGCCGACATTAACCATATAGGGAAATGTCATTGGTGCGCCATTTACCAAAAATCGAGTACCAGTCGCGAACGAAGTGAAACGACCATTAGTAGTTTCTGCTCTGGACAATGATGTAATTTTCACTGCAGTACCAACAGGAATGCCCTGATTTCCGTTAATCTTCAATGCGAAATTATACTTGACTCCGGTGTCCACAGTAGAGATAGTTCCTGGTACTGCTGGTCTTGCTGCTATGATAATTCCACCGATATTAAAACCTGTGGTAGCAGGAGAACCACCAACTGATTTAAATGATGTTATTGTCGTAGATGGAACATCAATAAATGCATCAAGACGGGCAGTAGTTTCTGCTATTAGGTTATTAGTCTTTCCTGGACAAATTGATTTCCAGTTCCAACCAGTTCCTGAAAGAGGAGCATCAACAATTAGTTGTGCTTTTGTTGGATAAATAGAAGTTTTATTAAATCGTAATTGACCATAAGCAGGATTATTTGCATCAATAACAGTAGCCATTGACGGGCGACCCAATTTATTAAGCTGGGGATTATATGTTTTAGGGTCACCCTTACTGCGGAAACCAGTAGTTACTGTATTCCCATTCCAGATAATAGTATAGCAATCTGGAATATTAAAAGCATCATAGTTAATTCCACATTGACCGATATCAGTACCAAATTCTAGATCATAAGTGAATGTGCCAGTTTTTCCTGCGCCATTTGCAGTTTCTCCGCAGAGGACAGTTACATTCTTAGTAACAGTTGAGACTTCAGTAGATGTGGTTGTTGAAGAAGAAGTCGAAGTATTCGTTTGTTGAACTGGATTAACAGCAACAGTAACAACTCGGGTTGCTACGATTTCTTTTTGCACAGACATCGATAATCCCTGTGCAACATACTTTGTTTCTGCCGCAGTGATTGGTTGTTTACCAAGAGTATCTGCTAATCTAAAAGGTCTTTCACCAGTTCGGAATTTTGTGTCAGCAGTATTTGGAATTAAAAAATATCCAGCCAGATCACCATTCTCATCAGTAACTAATGAATCGTCAATTGGAGCAGCTACATTAGTAACAGTAGTGCCAGTAACCCAGGCATTATTAACTAACCATTCAACAATATCACCAACTGCGAATAATTTCTGACCCTCATCCATCTTAATGTATGCTCTGTCTGTCTTTAACAGAATTACATTAGCAGAATTAGATGCTCCAATTTTACGGACACGTGTTGCATTGGAAACTGTCGCCAGATAAATTACTGGAGCCTGTGTGCAATAATTAGTTACATCCACATCATCGAATGCAGCAAATAATTGCGTCGATGGTTTTAGTCTAGTTGCTGCGAAGTCAATAACTCTAGATCTAATAAACGGAACTATAGAAGTATCTACGACTTTATTTCCAAGATCTCTGGTAACAGTTGAGATTGCTGATCTCTCTACTTCAATACCAGTACGTGTTGCAGTTTCATTAACAGTAGTCGTTAATGAAGTAGTTTTCGTCGTTGATGTTGACTGAATAGCTTGCGAACCTTGAAGAGTGGTACTAACTGCAGTACTACTAGTTGATGTTGGAGTTTGAGTTACTCCTTTTGTAATAGTTTGCCAGTCATTCCATTCTACTCCAACTGATGCAGGATTAACAACATCATTAGCTATAATGGTGAAAGCATCTTTATCTCCTTTTATATTCACAACAACATCTGGGCGGGTAGTTGTATCAGTCCAAGTATCAGTTGCTGGAATTAACTTGATCTCACCATCCCATGAAAACACTGCATATGGGTTTAAGTTTTGCCAGTTAGTAGCCTGATTATTTGACAAATAAAATTCAGTAGAATACGGTAGAGTGATTAGATCATCTTTCTTTGAATAATCTGTTGCGTTAGTCTCTGACAAGTTTACATTAAAAGTATAAGAATCAGATGAGAATCTCGGACGAAGGGTTCTATTCGCTACATCAATAGAGCAAGAGTAATCAGCAGATCCAACATCACCAACTCCGTGACCAGCAAATGGATCAACCAGAATACCATTTTTAAACTTATCAATACCCATTCCATTAACGATTACTTCGTCTGATGCTTGTTTCTCAAGCAAACTCATCGATGTGTAATACTCAAGACGATCTACTCGTTTATCAATCTTACCGATATCACGCATTGTATAGCGGCGGTTCTCAATATAGTTCAACTTAACTTCAGCAGCACTGAACGTATATGCAGGAATCTCTACTGTGTAGATTGTCATCGCATCTGAGATGTCAGATGGAATTTGGGGGATGTCTGAAGAGTTACCTTGAATAAGGTCGAACTTTTTTTCCTTCGTGATAATTAGTTTATCAACTCTAGGGAGATAATAATTAAAGTCAACAGTGATGTTGCTTGATGGAGTAATGAAGTCGTTACCAACAATACTGGTATTATCAGTAGAAGGGATAGGACTTGCGAGTGATCCTGGAAATCCAGAAACATTAGCGCGAACAGATCTAAAGTCAATAACATCACGCAATGATACTACAGCTCCATTTGATCCTGTGAATGATGGAACTTTCTCATACGGAACTAACAGACTTGTATCTGTTGTAGTAGTATTGTATGAGTCAATTGTGAAATAACCATTTGTCTGTGCAGAAGCAAAATACTCAAGAGTAACTACAAGTCGTGGATACGTAGTTACATTGGCTGCTTGTTGTCCAGTAGGTAAAACAAGTGTGCTGTAATCATAATGAGTATCTTTCTGACCGCGATCAAGTTTATATCTACCAGTAACATCTAATGTCGAAGTTCCATCCGTGCTGCTTGCGTAGATGGAAACGATTCTATAAACATCGGCTACACCAAGAGAGATAGTGCTACTATTGCTATTCGTAGCAGTAACAGTAGCAGCTGTCTTTACCTTAGCCTTAACTGTTGGAGTAGATACAGCGATCTTAGCATAAACAGAGTGAGTGCCAGCAGAAAATGTTCCTGTCAAGGTAAATGTCTGACCACCGCTAGCAGTTACTGTAAACCCAGTTACGACCGCAAAAGTCGTATTATTTACAACAACATAATCATCTGGGTTACTAGATGAATAAGTTTTACCTGCACTTAGTGTTGTTGGTGAACTTAATGTAGTAGTAGTTGCTGTAGAAGTTACTACTACTTGTGAAGTGTAACTAATATCAGTTGCTGATTTGATTGGACTTTGCGCCAGTGGAACAATATATTGTAAATTTTTTCCACGATATAATTTATTTGCATTCGTTGCATTAACAGCAGCAGTCCATGATCCGGTGTTAACTGTGGTGACTGCAGAAATAGAACTAGTAGTGAATTTTACATTATAAACATATAATTTTAGTTGAGTAGAAGTATATCTAGAAACATATCTTACTCTTGCAGTACCAATAACTGCTGCAGATGCATTAACTAAATTGATTTCTGGATTAGCTGTATAATCAAGCAAAGCACCAGTTGGGTGAGCAATAATAAAGTAATCACCAAATGCTGCTTCACCATAGAAATTATTGACGTAATTTGTGTCTCTTGCTTTTTCTAGATCGAGGAAAAGGGTTGATGTGGTCTCGAACTCATAGCCTTTGACATAGGCTTTACCTGGCTCAATGGCCAGACTTAATTTTGAAGAATCTTTCTTGACATTGTCTGTAACTTTAGTCTTAAATGCACGAACAGTGTAATCACCTGATTCGTCATAAGTTCTTCTTGCAAGAACTCCCTCAAGAGCACCAAGAGTTGGGCTAGTCAAACTCTTAATTAGCACACCATCTTTATATCGAGCAAGTTCAATGAAGTTATCTTCAGTGTTCTCGATCATAAAATTAGCATCTGTATCTGCCAATGGATCTAATACGTGCGTAACCAGATCAAGGTTAATAGCAACGCGATCAGCACCAGGTGCTGCGTAATTGTATGAACCAGTAGCTGGATCCAATAGTGTTGCATCATCCTGATATGTAACAACATATTCAGTTACAGCAAGACCGATCTTTACGCTCGGAATTGCGTTTTCAGAAATAATAATAGTTTGTTCCGAGCAAACAACGAAATAGTCTTTGACGAAGAACACAGACTCAGAGATCGTGTATGCCATAGCACTACCAGTATTGGTGTCACTATTTGTTGTTACTACTGTGGCGACTGATGGAGAAAGAACATCTTCAATCAACGACTCAGATTTCTGGAATCTATATCCATTCTTATACACAAAATATAGTCGAGATACACCAGAAGATACGTTATTCTTATACGAAATAACCTGTGCCTTCGCACCACTACTTCCACCGACGAATGTCTTGGTCACATAATTAGAGAGATCAGTTGATGCGACATCGATCCAAACAACAGAGAATGTTCTGCTATTGCCACCAGTTACGAGTGACTCATTCTTAAAAAGGAAACCACCGATCGATTTAATCTGTTCCTGAATCGCTGTCTGCAGCTGTGTCAACTCTCTCGCTTGAACAGAGACACCAGGTTTGAACAGGATCTTGACGAAATTCTTTGTTTTGTCAAAATCGTCGAAGTATGGATCGCGGTTGTATGTTGTCATATTAGAAATTTATGATAGTTCTGAATGAAAGAGTTTGGTCGGCATTTTGAGTAAAAGAAGATGAATTGTTTGCTATCATTAATACTTCACCAGTTCTTCTATCCAGTGCAGGCTCATCGTAAGATAGTACCGAGAAAGGAGTTGACCCATTTGTTAGCGTCATACCATTATTTAGGGTACCACCATCGATAGGCAATAACAACATTTCATTTACACCAATATCATAAAATTTTGATGAGATAACAATGAATGTCTTAGTGCCATTTACCTGGTCGCTTAATGTAACAGTAGTATTCGCTGGATAATTTGCCAAAGTAAAACTACCACGAACTTTATAACATGCAACAGGAAAACGAGATTCCAAGAATTTCTGACTGATCGCTGTGTTGGTAATAAAGTAATTGGCAGCATTCTTCTTGCGAATCTTCATTTTGCCAACTACTGGGTAACCATTATTTGATGTTATGATAAGTGAATTGTTTTCAAGATTAGTTTTGGCAGAGAATACATTATATTCATTCAACTGCTCATCGACTAATAATGTGCCAATAGTAAAATCAGTAAATTTTGTTGTTACGTAATTACTGCCACCTGTTACTTTAATAGGGTTTTGTTTAACTTTACCAGTGCTTGTATCGATATCAGCGACATACGATGCGCCAATTCCCTCACCACCGTAAATTATAACTGATGGTCTGCTACTATATCCAGAACCACCGTCGTCCACTGTAATAGAAGTAACTGAACCAACAACCTTAGAATAAGCAACTGCTGTTATATCTGTGGTATTACCACTCAGCCCACCAGTCAAATTAACAGTCGGCGCAGAAGTATATCCGTTTCCATTGCTTGTTAACGTAATTGTTTTCAAGGAGCCAATCACTGTAGTAGAACCAGCTGCCTTTCCAAGCACAGGAGTTAATACGTAACCAGCTCTAGTTCCATTATTGGCTACTGTTATTGTAGGTAATCCTGTATAACCAGTTCCTGGATTGGTGATATTAACATGACTAATACCAAGACCAACAGTTACTGTAGCTGTTGCTAAAATACCAACAAAAACTAATGTTGCTGTTCCATTTGAGGCGGAACCAATAATATGCGTTGGGGCAGTTGATGATGATGTTGTTCCAGCTACAGAAACAACATATCTCCTATTAGAATTAGAATCAGAAACAAATAATTCTTGATTAAGAGTTACTGATGCATTTGCTGCCCAAGCAGTCGTAGCAAGAGATACTGAGCCTGATGTATAACCAGTTCCTCTATTCGTAATATTAATTCCTACTACTTTACCACCAGAAACTACTGCAGTTCCTGTTGCAGTCGCACCACCTGCTCCACCAAATGTAACTACTGGTAAAGCACCAACTGCATTCGCAAGAGTGAATGTCAAATCATTTACACTATCTAAACCACCAAGAGCAGAACCACTAATAGTTACTGTATTACCAACAGCATAACCACTACCTGCTGACACAAGTGTAATAGTAGTTACTCCAGTATAAGTTGCTCCAGAACCAGTCGTTGTAATACTAAATGTAGCACCAGTTCCAGATCCGCTAGATGATTTCGTTGTCACTGTAGTAGAAGTGACTGTTCCTGTTGGTTTAACTCCAGTTATCGTCGTAAATGTCGTGGTTGGAATTAATGCTCCAGCTTGATAATAACCAGTTCCCGAATTTGTAATTGTTACACTTCTAACGCAGTCATTGACATATGCAGTTGCTGCTAATCCATTACCTCCGCCACCATCGAATGTCAATGCAGGATTAGAACCAGAAGTAAATAAGTATCCTGGGTCATCTACAGTAATATCGGATATACCACAAGAACCATTAAATGTCAATGTTGGATTTTGTTGATATCCTGATCCAGTTTTATCAATTGTCAGTGAATTAGTAGTATACGTTTGAACAACTGTTCCTGCTGCGACTCCGGAAGAGAAAGTAACTCCAGTAGGAACTACAGTATACTTTCCTGGATTAGTAATAATAATCTTGACTACTTTTCCGTTAGCAATAACTGCTGTCGCAATTGCTTCAACAGATCCAGAGCCGCCAGTGAAACCAACAGAAGGCGCAATGGCATAAGCACTACCTTGATTAGTAATATTAACAGCACCGACTCCAAGAGAATTCGTAGCAGTGATCGCACCACCAGAACCAGTGGTAGAAGATACAGTAACTCCTGGAGGAGATACGTAACCAACTCCACCATAACTTAATGTCGCAGTGTTTAGTTTTGCATCAATAGTAGTAACAGCTGTTGCGCCAGAACCAGAAGTAATAACAGTTCCTTGCCCATTAGCAGTATTATTACTATTGTTGTCTACCCAAGACACTGATGTTGTGGTGCAATCTTTTACAGTAAATGTTCCATTAAATCCAACACCACTGGATACTGTCGTTCCAGTTACTATGACACTAGATCCTACTGGATATGGAGCAACAAATTGTGCTGCGAAAGTAGCAGTAGAAACATTGGATGTTCTAGAGACAGATAGGGTTGTTAGTTGTTTACCGAACGATACTGTTGGAGTAGAAATATACCCTGCCCCGGAACTTTCGATCTGTACATCTGAGACAAAATTACCAGTTACATTGACACGACCTTTTGCTCCCGTACCTCCACCACCGACGAATATTACCTGTGGCCCAAAATCAGCCTCAACCTGATATCTATTCGGTGATACTTGGTCATAGATATTTGATGTATATTCAAGATTACGAAGATTCTTCATAATACCGAATTGCTTATATGGAGTCACAACATCAAAATCAGCAAGCCTATCTGATGTAATATTGGAATAGAACATCAATTGGTCAGCAAACAATTCATCAACTGCATTTCGTCCATGTCCAAGGAATGACGATATATTAACTCGAGTTGTTGCTGCTGATGTAATGGCAGGAATATTCTGTGGTGTAATTACCAATGATGCAAAGGAATAGCCTTTTCCTTTGCTAGTAATAACAATTCTACTAATCGTAGTACCAACAATAACTGCCTCTGCCATAGCTCCAGTACCATCACCAATGACTTGGACAGAGGCCGTAACATATCCAGAACCACCAGTCAATACCTCAGCACTATCTACTGTGCCACCAACGGTTAGTAATTCAACAAGTGCCTGATCGCTGTCTAGGTCACCTGTGTTTAATTCAGCAACTGCCTCGGCACCTGCGCCTGAACCACTATCGGTAATAGAAAGAACTGCTCTAGTGTAATCACGACCTGGGTTGTTTACAATAATATCACCGAGCTGCCCATTTACAATAACAGGAGTTAATACTGCTCCGGAACCATCTCCGGAAACAGTAATTACTGCTGTGGCTTGTGTGTATCCGGAACCTGCCTTAATTATTGTGATGTCACCAATACCACCATCAGAATAATATCGTTTCTGAAGAGCAGTGAATACAGGAATATATGAATCTGTTACAAATTTATTTCTGAGGGATTTTGGAATGCTATACATATAACGCCAAGTATATCCATCAGAATATGTAACATCAAACGCTTCTGTACTAGTTGGTCGAACTGTAGAAGCAGATGAATTGTTATTATTGATGCATTTGTAGACTCTATAGTTTATGTCATCATATACATAAAATTTAGGACCAGAAGAAGTAATATCTCCTGTCATCAATGTATTATATTTTGCGTATGATGATCCACTAACCCAGTTGAATCTTGGAACAATAAATGCCACATCCGACACATATATTTTCTTGGCTGCGACAATGTGATTCCGCATTGTCGCCTCGTATTCTAGAGTGCTTAGGGGAGCAGTAGGAATTGTTTCCGAGTCTAGATATCGCCCAAAAACATAGTAATAATTGTTTCTTCTTGAGAAGATATCATCATAGATAGCCTCAGCGATGGCTCTTCTTATTTGGTGTGTGATTATTGATGACATCTTATTAGTTTATGGTTACTGTCCAGAAAATTGCCAGGGATTCTCCTGCTGCCTTTGTGACAAGAGGGAATACTGTTCTACAAAGCATTTTATTACTGCTATTCATCAAAGCAGCCTCTGCAAGACCAGCTGTACTTGTTCCGTTTCCTGGGAGAAACAGAGCAACATAAACGACATCTGCTGTTCCATTAGCATTGCTAAACTGACTTGAGAAAAGATTTACAGAGCCCCGTTCATTTCCCAAAGCAATATCACCAAGATTGGCTACTGTATTGTTTTCACCAATACGCATTGTTTTGATTGTATCATTAGACAAAGAGTTAATAATACCGGCATTACCCATAGCGCCAGTGTAAGTATTATCGACAGTAATTTGTGTCGTAGTTGCCGTCTTTACTCTAAATGTGCCATTATATCCTTCTTTGGAACCGAGACCACCAACACCACTAATTGTTACGTATGTTCCTACTTCATACGGAATAACTGTTTGCGTAGAATATGTAATGGTTGCTTCTGTTCCCGTACCAGATGTGGCAGTAATCGTAATAGCAGGACGCGTATCAGACGCCAGTCTGGATGCAATTAGTTCCTTACCAGTCGTGACAACTAGATTTTTGTGTTCACGCTCGAGATTTAGAATGCCATTCTCATCATATCGACGCAGAACAATATTTCCCGTAACTTTGAATGTATCTTGAAATTGCATAATTATTTATTTAGATTTGTGTATTATTTAGACAACTCTAAGAGTAGCTGCAACAGTAGCATTGGTATTTATAAAACTAGCTATTTCTATAAATGAACTAGTTTCTGCAGTGGAACCAGAACCAAGCCCAACAGATACAGTAGCTGCTTCAGCTGTAGTATTACTAGAGAACTCATTATCAATAGAAAGTCCACCAAACATCTTGAATCCAGCTGGGTGCGCCAGAGCTGTAATAGTGTCTCTATAGTTCTCAATATCAAGAGTAGACTTAATTACATAAGAGAAATCCTGATAGTAATTATTATCCTGCAGAACACTGGCATTAGATGGCATACCAGTCTGGTCTAGATATTTGCCTGGATATTTACAGATTGCACCAATTTTACATAATAAAAGAGCAGAGTAATTTTCTTCAAGATAGAACACCTGTCTATTCGATAATTGTGATGCATACATACCATTATATCCTGGGTATGTATACATTGGAAAAATATCTAAGACTTTAGGAGTACCTGAACCTGAATCATTAAGAACATAATCTGATTTCAGGATATATTGTGTTTCTAGAAACCCTTCTGTAATATCCAAGAGTTTTTTGTTGATACTAGGAGTTTGGCCATCAATATTGACAGCCGTAACAGTAAAAGAGGCACCTGTATTAGTGAATACACCCTCTGGTTTAATGCCAATATAGAAGTCAGTGGTATCATAAACAGAACCAAACTTAATAAATTTAAGATTTTGAATCCT